GCCTCTTCGGTAATCGAGAAACCCATAGCGATAGTTTCGTGGGTGTACCGCGCAGTCCATGCTTCTTGAGCGTTGTCGTACTGGATGGACGAACCTTCCGGCTTGACAGGCGCTGCGGAGAAGCCCGACAGCTTGGTTTCCTCTTCAAAGCTACGCTCCGAAGTCTCGGATTCGTAGATCTCTTTGTGCTCTTCGCCGTATCGAGCGTACTCCAGACCAAACAGCGCATTGAGGCCGGGGAGGAGTTCTTTCAGTAGTTGGGCACGAGAAATTGCCATGATTTACTCCTTAGGTGCCTTCAATGTCGGTGTACTGGTGCAGATTGAACTTCACCAGAAACTCATAGTACGTTGTGGTAGACACGTCGGCAGGACCGGTAGCGGTATCGGGCACAACGTCAATCACACGAATCGGCAGCGTATTGGTCGTGTTCGAGGACGAACCGTCAATACCGTAAGCCGAGTCACCCGTGGTCGTCGAACCAGCACCTGCAACCATGGCAACGTTGGAACCAACGATGTTGCGGTCGTAAGCGGCGGGAGTCGTAGAACCAGCGGTGGTGGCTACTACCTTGAACACAGCATTCGGATCATCCACGACATAGGCAAAAGCCAGATCGCTAGAAGTCGAAGCCGCAGCCGGGTAATACTGGCTCTGTACGGGCTGACCACTCGAATTTACATACGAGCAGCCCACCAGCACACCAACAGAATCACCGGTGTTCGTGGCGGTTTTAGCGATGATGTAGCCATTGGAAAGGGCCACAGTGTCGCCGTTCAGAATTGCAGTGGCGTAGCCAGCCGCAATGGGGATTTGACGGATCGCTCCGGCGTACGGTAGACCATCCAGTCGGTTGACCGGCTTGAAACCGTACGTCTTATCAATGGTCGGATATGCCATTTAAGACTCCAGAAAGATTTAAGAACCTTTGCCAAAAGTCACCTTGCTGGAACGCTCTCGGAAGAGCGGCATGCGAGGATCATTTTCGCGCATGAAGTTGTTGTCCACGGAATTCATTTGCGCCTCAGACTGATTGCTGTAATGCGCAGAACGCTGATCCATGAACTCAGCCGGAATCTTGCAAAGCATCAAACCGCCAACCTGCACCGTATCTTTGTATTGACCAACGGTATTTTGATCGTTGAAAAGACGGATTTCGGGGTGGTCGGATGCCTTAACAGGTTCCCAGCCTTCTCTGAGTTTTGAAGAAATGTTGCCGGGATCGGACGTGCCGAGCGTGCTCAAGCGAATCCAACGATAGACATAACCGGGCTCCGGCTTCGGATCAGGCAAAAGCTGGGGCGGCATCCAACGCGCAGGACGCTGCGTAGCTTCACGGTTACTCATTTCGCGCGGTGTGCGCTCTTGTTTGATTTCGCTCATTTTCATTTCCTCATTTCTTCCGCAACCTTACGAGCATAGAGTTCCAGAGGAACGCCCAGCCGCTTGGCGATGTTTACCTGTGTTTGCGTCAGCACGATCTTTTTAGGCGCTGTGCTGCGCGTGGCGGGTGCCACATTCGATTTGGGTCGTGGAGTAGGCGCTTCCACGGGTTTCTCGGCCTCGAACGCTTCCGGAAACACTTGTTTGAGACGGCCATTTAGCCGCTCGTAGTACTCATCTGATCTGGGATCGACTCCTGAATTGATCAGCTTGGTGTGCAGCCCAAGGGCGAAGCTGGTCATTTCCTCGTCTTTTCCAAACCACTGATTTTCTTGCTGCCATTTCTGAGCCTTGTAATCGGGCAAAGGCGCAGGAGCAGCAGGTGGTTCGGGTTTTACTTCATTTTCTTCGGGCTGTAAAGCCTTTGATTTAATGTTTTGAACCCGCTCCAACCGTACGGTGGCAGCCGTTAAGGCCGCCTGAGCCTCCGCCATAGCATCCGGATCGCCCGATTCATAGGCTTCCTTGTATTTGGTTTTGGCTTTTTCAAACTCGGTGGCCGCCAGCTTTTTGAAGCCGTCAAGCATTACCGCTTCTTTTTGGTCAATCGAACCCTTGAGCTTCTTGTTTTCCTCAAGGATGGACTGAGCCAAGCGCAGGGCTTCCTCTTTCTCCCGAAAAGCGGCTTCTTTGGCCCGGCGCTCGTCGTGATAGCCCTTGGTAAAGTGCTTGATCCGGCTCTGAACGCTGGCGTCGTACTTGGCTAGCTCGTCCTCGGCAAACTCCTTGGGCGGCTCATCCAGCGGTCGGCGCCCCCGGTCTTGCTCAGGGGTATCGTCTACAACCTCAATTTCCGATTCGGCTTCGGCTTTTGCCTCAACCTTTTGTTCGGCGGTTTCTTTTTCGTCGGGGAATTCAAATTCAACTTTTTCTACGTCTGCCATTTTTTACCCCTTAAACACGAGAAATGCCGCGCGGGTCTTGCACGGTAGCTTCAACCGAATCGTCATTGATGATTCGGAACTCTTTGCCGTGAATCTTCATCCGGGTGCCGCTATTGGGACGGACAACCACAAAATCACCCACCTTGCACGACGGGCCAGACGGGAATCGCTTCTCATCTTTGTAGGCGTCCGGGCCAACTTTGACCACGAAAAGCACTGGTGACAGCAATTCCTCGTAAGTCATGGTCTGTCCGGCTTTGACAATGCCACTTTCGTATTCTTCGTCAATCTCGGGCAGCACGCACAACAGATGGTACGTGGCAGGATCAGGCAATTGGCGAGCCTTTTCCTCTGGAGTTTGCGGTAGCTCGGTGGCGTTTTTGCCATCCTGACTAATCAGAAGTTCACTCATCGTCGAGTTCCTTTAGTTTGCGCACGAGGTCTTTTATTTCCATCTGTGCGGTAGCAAGACCTCGGATTTCTCCACACAGACTTTTGTACTCGTCAAAGCTTTTCGCCCCGGCGTCGCACAAAAACTCGCTGAGCTGTTTTCTGCGTTCCTCCAGTTTGGAGGACAGCAACTCCAGTAATTTGTCGTCCAATTACTCTCCTTTTTTGCGGTTTTGCATGGCAATTCGAGCCATGTCCTGCTGCAATTTCAGGCGCGCTTGGGTCGCTTTCATCGCAGTTTCTTCTTCTGCTTGACGCATTTTTAGTGCGTGAATCTGTTCAGCCTGCTGAAGCTGCTGCTGATTGCGCAACTGATTGGCTTGTAGCTCTTGCTGGGCCTTGGCCGCCGCCACAGCCGGGTTTTCGCCCTGCCGCGCAGCAACTTCCTGAGCCTTGAGCTGCAACTCGCCCTGCTTAATAGCCAGATCGCCCTGCACCTTTTGAGCTTTGGTCTGGGCTTCTTGAGCGCGAATCTGAAGCTCTTGCTGCTGCATCTGAATAATCGGGTCTTGCATCTGCTGCTGAGCCTGCTGCTGCTGGGCTGCGGCCACGTTTTGCTGCATAAGCTGCGTAGACGCCTGAGCCACCAGCCGGGACAGGTTGACCTCCACTTCTTCGGGCAGTCGCTCGTGCGGAGGCGGCAGCGGAACACCCATCTTCTCTTCGATCTTGCGGCGATACGCAAAGCCAAGGTGTTCTGCAATGTGAGCCTGAATGGCTGCCACCATCTGCTGGGCCATCGGGTTTTGCCCAATCTGCGCAGCAATCATCGGGTCTTGGATAAACGACACGTGCGCTGCAATGTGCGCGTCGTGATCCTGATAAATAAACGCCTTCGTGGGCTCGCCCTTCAAAAAGCCCATGTTCTCCGACAGCGGGTCTTTGGGCTGCTGATCGTCCTCAACCGGCACCAGTTTGTCGGCGTTCTTCACACCCAAAACTTCAATCATTTGACGATGAAGCTGGGGGAGATCGTAAATCTGCGGAGCCTGAGCGGCCAACTGAATGATTGCCTGATACTGCATGATCCGCTGCGCCATCGTCGCGCTGTTCGGATCAGACACGGGGATAACATCCACCATGTCGTAGTCAGACTGCTTGGCAAACCTGTCCCCGCTGGTCGGGTTGTACTCATATTCGGTCGGCGCGTAGTCACGGATGATGTTCTTCAGGAGCTTGAACTCCTGCTTCATCGCGTAATGCACACGAGCCTGCACCGCAGACATCGTTTTAAGCTGCCGCTCAAGAATAGCCAGCGTCGTGCCAACCGGCGCGTTCGCACTCATATCGCTGATCTTCATGTCAGCAATAGAGCCCAGTCGGCGGCCTTCTTCTGTAATCCGCTCCAGCAGCATCGACAGAACCTGACTCGGCTCCTTGTACGGCAGCGGCAT